CCCATCTGTCCAGCAGCGCCTGTAAGCACGTTGGTGGCTGACTGACCTGAACCCATCAGCGATTGCAGCGGATTAAGACGCGCCGACCGCTCGACCTGATAGCGGTTAAACGCGTTCTGATATTCTTGGCTGGCTAAGTCTTGGCCGAAACGCTGCACACCCTTCAAGGTGGAGCCGGACAGCAGATTGCCGCGTGCGGCTGCCGACCGCTCTAGCGCCTTCATGCCTTCAGCTTGACGGAAAGCATAGCCGGGGTCTTGCTGGAATTGATCTGTGCCAAAGGATTTCGCCATGCTGCCGTAGCCAGCGGCGGTCTTGTCGCCGCCGATGCCCAGCAACTGCATAATCTCTTGCTGCGCTGTCAGGCCACCTTGGCGAAACGGCTCTTGCAGTTCCGTCTGCCGCTGGAACATGCGCTCCTGCGCTGCGGTCGCGTCTTGCGCGGCGCGCTCTTGCGTTCTGGCTGCTTTTTTAGCGCCACTAGAGGCGATCATCCCGCCGCCGATTGCGCTTGCGGCGCCGATCCCTGCTGCGATTACTGCTGGTGGCATTTCGGTAACTCCATCTTATACAGGTCGTATGCGGACCCAAGTGTATATATCATCTCACCTGTGGGTTGCATACCCCCCTTGCGCGCGTACATATACACGCTAGGGGCGTTAGGGGCAATCCGTGCCCACAGAGTCTCAGCACCGTTTTCTACGGCAAAGTCAATAGTAAATTGACGCGCCTTAGCAGCCCACTTACCGCGGCCTTTCGGCAATATCATTACATGCACTTCGTATACGTTGGGTGATGTCCACGCCAACACGTAACCGCCGTGCTCACCCATTAAAAACCAATTCTTATCAAACTGGACCGCGTCGGTAAAATCTAACTCACCCACACTAACTGCGCCTATGAATGGACGGACGTCAGGGTGGTTAGCTACCCCATTGATCCGATCCACATCAAAGCACCTTTTAAGCATTAGCTAACCAGACGACCTGACGCGCGGATGTTGATGGCGGATGCCGTGCCAGCGATGGTGCTGATAAAACCATTGTTCGGCAGCACATGGCCGACCAGTTCAGGAAACGTATACGTCTCTGATGGCTGGAGCGTTTTGGTCTTGACAATCAAGTTGTCGTTGCCGGCGGAGCCAGCAGCCGTAATTAGGTTGACGCTGATCGTTGCTGCCGACGCCGAATAATTCGTAGCCGTAAACTTGTCGATGATAGTTTGCACACCATTTGACGTGTACTGCGTCACTTGAGTTGCTTCCGCTGTCTTAGCGGGAATGATGTTACTGATAGATACGGCCATATCTTATTCCTTATAGCGAAGTAATTGTTTGCCAAGCTGCACCGCTATATACGCAGGCTTTGGAAAGCGTAGTATCAAATACCATAAGACCAGCCGCAGGGCTAGATATAGCGTTCTTTTCAACGGTTGTCATGTTGGGTAGACGAAAACCTTTGGTAGTTGACTGCACATCCAAAATTGCGGATGCGTTTGCCGTAGCCCCAATTCCGACGTTACCGTTGCCGTCAATACGCATACGCTCATCTGCGGTAGTCCAGTTAGCCGCGCCTGCGCTGCTGGCGTTATAGAAAATTAACGAGCCTTGGCCGTTAGCGTTTTGCCGAAGAATACCGATTGCAGCTTTGGAATATGTGGTATCAGATGAAAACTCAATACCGCCGATACCTGACCCGCTATTGCTGTTCTGTGACCGAATACCGGCGAAAGCACTTCCGCCCGCTACAGATACGTCAAGACGTTGTTGCGGCGAAGTCGTACCAATTCCGACATTGCCGCTGCTATCTATACGCATACGCTCGTCTGTAGTAGCCCAGTTAGCCGCGCCTGTGCTGCTGGCATTATAAAAAGCTAGTGTGCCTACACCGTTGGCGGCACCGCGAACCAAGCCGATTGCAGCTTTTGCGTAAGTGGCGTCGGAAGAGAACTCAATACCGCCGATACCCGATCCGCTATTGCTGTTTTGTGAGCGAATACCAGCGAAAGCACTTCCCCCCGATACAGATACGTCAAGACGTTGCTGCGGTGAAGTTGTGCCAATCCCGACATTTGTGCCCGTGTCGTAAACAATAGATGCGCTGACGGCTGATGTGCCGTTACCCTTTACCAGATAACCGGATGTGAGCGTGGTTGCACCCGTGCCGCCGTTGGCTACAGGCAGTGTACCTGTGACTTGAGTTGTAAGGCTGACGTTTGATAGAGTGCCCCCAAGCGTAAGCGATCCCGAAGACGTTACCGTTCCTGTAAGCGTAATACCGTTGACAGTTCCCGTACCGCTGACGCTGGTTACAGTGCCAGAACCCTTATTATTGAATGTAGTCCAATCAGTGCTAGTCAGGTATCCATTGACCGAAGCTGTAGCTGCGGCCATACTAATAGCCGGAGTGGTGCCGCCAGAAGACACAACAGGGGCCGTGCCAGTGACGCTGGTGACCGTGCCTGTGGTTGGTGTTGTCCATGTAGGAACGCCAGCCCCTGCGGATGTAAGCACTTGTCCAGATGTGCCAGCAGCCGTAAACGCGTATGCTGTTCCTGTTCCATAAGGCACAGCCCCTGCCGTCGGTGCAGATGTTCCATTAGTGCCGCCATTGGCAATAGGGAGCGTGCCTGAGACTTGTGTTGTGAGGCTTACACCAGACAGTGTGCCGCCAAGCGTTAGTGACCCTGAAGACGTTACCGTTCCTGTCAGCGTAATTCCATTTACCGTACCTGTGCCGCTGACGCTAGTAACCGTTCCCGACCCTTTATTGTTAAAAGTAGTCCAATCGGTACTGGTAAGATAGCCGTTAACCGAAGTTGTCGCGGCAGGCATACTAATGGCGGGTGTCGTACCGCCGCTAGATACAACGGGGGACGTTCCTGTGACGCTAGTGACAGTTCCTGATGCGCCGGTCAAAACGCCAGCAGACAACGTCAAACCGCCAGCTACGCTGATCTCTTCGGCTGCGCCTGTGCTGGCTGTAGTGCGACCTAATAGACGGCTGGTAGACATCGTAAGGCCATTGGCAGAAGCATACGCACTGGGGGCAACATAGTCAGTTGCCGCGACCGCTGCGGACAGCGCGGTTCCGTTACCCTTTATCAGACCTGTAACTGACGTGGATAAAGTGATTGCAGGCGTTGTAGTGGCAGTAGCAACGGTTCCTGCAAATCCATTAGCTGAAACAACAGAAACGCTTGTAACCGTTCCAGTTCCCGCTGTAGAGGAAATGGTAATTGAGCCTGAACCGTTAGTGATGCTGATGTTTGTGCCAGCAATCAGAGTGGCTTTGGTTAGCGTGTTGCCTGTTGTGTTGCCAATCAGAAGCTGGCCGTCTGTATAGGTAGTCTGGCCCGTGCCGCCATTGGCTACAGCCAACGTGCCGCCAAGTGTGAGCGTGCCGCTTGTCGTGATCGGGGAGCCTGTAAAGGTCAGGCCAGTTGTTCCACCAGACGCAGCAACTGAAGTGACAGTGCCGCCAAGATCAGGCGGCGTAACACCGAAAGCATTTTGCAGATTGTTTAAGCTACTCTCTAGGCTTGCCACCATACCATCAGACGTAATTGCGGACGCTTGTGTAGCTGTTGCCAGCATGGCGTCGTAGGTAGCTAACAGTGATGCTGTGTCTGGCCCTAACGTAACTTCTTCTTGATTAGCCTGCGTAGCAGTCAACAGTGACAGAAAAAACCTGTACCATTCACGACTAATCGCGCCTGACCGTTCGTCAATAAAAGCGACGCGCGGCGGCGTTAGCTGGGTGGGGTTGATCGGCGCCAATGCCATCAGGCGTTTGTCCCACTAAGTATCAGTTCAGCGCCCATGATATAAATCCGTACAGGGTCTGTGCCAGACACTTCGTAGACGCGGTCGCGTATCTTCATCGTTGCGCCAAGGCGACGCCATATTGTTCGGAAGCCAAACCGGCCAATTTTCCCCATCGACTTCCAATGTTCATTAGACCATGTATGGCCGCCGTCATCGGAAAAACGCAACATGACTTGTGGGTTATACCCCGGCGTGTCGGGATACGCCATTGTCACAAGAAAAGTGCCATCTTCTGTGGTTATGTTAACTTCCGTTTCAGTAACTAACTCTTGTTCGCCTGCGCCGGGAGACAATTCAAGTCCTACACCAGTTTCGCAGTCAAGCTGCATTGAATGTTGAATAGTGCGCGAGAGGTTGTTAGCGCCTGTTGGCAACGCGCGCCACGACCGCAGCCATTTCTGTGGTTCGCCATCGTCAGCGTACACATTCAAATCAAACTCGTAAATCTTGCCGTTTTCGTAGTCGCCAACAACCGTGGTATTATTAAAGAACATCTGGTTATTGGCGCGGTGACGGTTAAAATCACCGTTAGCAAACGATGCGCGCTCATGCCACGCACCAGTAGCAACATCATACACCCATGTTGTGTCGGCGCTGGGGAAGTTTAAAACGTAAAAGCTATGGCCATCCTGCTGATATGTGTAGCCTGTCGCGTCTGAAATGTCAGCATACTCTTGCATCTGCCATTCGATAGCGTGCGTCGAAACGCGCTGTCCGATGTAACCCGCAGCTTTGTAAACAATCCCTTGACCGCGCGCGTCCCTACCTAGCCAGTAGACTTGGTTGTCCATTTTGGCGATGCTGTAAGGCGCGGCGCACCCCAGTTCGTTAAACGCACCTTGGATACGCGCCAGCGGAAAGTCGAGCAGCCCTGCGTCATACCAGACTTCGGTTGAGTTTGTGCCAAACACCCAGACTTCGCGGTGATCCACAAAGACCGCAACAACATTGTCTGGATTGCCTTCAGCGCTGGAAAATTCCAGTGGGTCAATACTGGTTCCATCAAGTAATTGCGTAACCCAGATTTTTTGGCTGTTAGGTTCATTGAACGTAAAATATCCGTCGATGTAACCCACCGTGCCTGCGCCGGGGAAATCTGGGTCGCCAATTTGCTGAAATACGTTGGTGCTGGCGTTATAGATGTAGCCTTGCGGATTAGCCGCAATAAATAGTTGCGTTCCGTTGTCAGCCATGCTGACAGGGCCCGAACCCCCCACACTACCTTTAGCGGTTGCGTTCCAGCTGCTGTCGATCTGATACAGTGTCGGGCCTGAGACAACATAGCCGTAGCCGCCATACGTCCACATACCGCGGATAGGACCAATGCCAACGGTAGCTAGAACAGTCAGCCCCGGCGCGCGCTGAAGAAACGCTGGCTCCTTGCCGCCTTCAGGAACGATCTCAGGAAACAAGTTAACCATGCGGTTGTTGGCGGCATTGACGCTTCTAGCGACATACGCGGAACCAAGGATGGGCGTTTTCATGTTAATCAAACACTTTCTTGTGTGTTGCCCGGCGGTTGAGGAGCATCACAAATCTCCGCAAGTTTTTCGTTCATCAAGCGCATCTGATGACGAAGCTGGATGATTTCCAAGTCGCGCTCACCAAGAGCGCGCGCAAGAGAATCAAAATCAATCGGAAGCGGGTTCAATTTACCACTCTTAGGGAGCGGAACCCTACCCCGGCAGTGTCTGCTGCGTCCTGTGTAATTTGCTTGAGAGTACTTCCTACCCGTATCCACACAGGGTTATCGGCAGCCCCATCTACCCGCATTTGCTCGTTTGTGTCGACCCACAATTCTAACAACCGTCCAGTGGACGCCTGCCATTTCGTTTCGACGCGAATACCGCGCGCGGACACTTCGTTAACTGATGTAGTGAGGTAGACCATCCAGTTGTTTATCTTGCCCTCTGCCTGAAGAATTTGACGCCAGCCAGCCGACGTTGCCGTGTTGGAAGCATAAAATGCGGTGTCTGATTGCGACCCTGATGCCGCATCAGATTGCGCCCAATAAGCTGTATAATTGCTGGCACCGACCTGACCGGGGCGAAGCCCAGCAGACGAGGAGAAATTAATGACATCGACTTCAATTCCAACGACGTTTGTTGGCGCATTTCCAGAAGTCTGTGCTGCGATGATGTTGGCGCCGAACACATCCCACGGCGTAGTTCCAGCGCCCGTGTTGGTTTGCGCGATGGCGGATACACCAACCATTATTCTTTTAGACGGATCGGCTGAAATCGGTGCATTAGTTGAATACGCGCGGAATGAAGCGCCGTTAACTTCAGCTTCACAGCCAGCTTCAGCGATATGTTCAGTTGTGATCGCGCTAATTTTATACTCATTACCCCAAACTGATCGCGCTTGAGTTAGTGCGGTACTGTTATGAACTTCCACATAAGCGCCAGTGCGGGCATAAGACAGCGTACTGTCAGGAGTAGTAGCAGTTCCTCTGAACACCGACACACCATTTTGTGCTGCTTTAGCAAAGTTATTGGCTCCCGGCTCATTAAGCTGGCCAAGAGTCCCTTCGTAAAACCCGCCTCTTGAAATAGAGACATATCCGGGGGAAAGCATATCTCCACTAGAACCAAAAATAACCTTGGTTGTCCCTGCGCCCACTTTAGCATTAGCAAGAGTGTCGTAATCGGCAGCGTTTACCGTGCCGCGCAGTTTGGCTTGTATTGTCTGCAATACCGCACCTGTGCCAGATTGCACAAAGCCAATAGTGGCTACACCTGCGCGTTTCGTAACGCCGTCTTGAACAACCGGCATCTCAACTGTGCTGGCCAACGGCGAAGTTGCTAAAGGAAGACCTGTAATAGTGACAGTCGGCATTAGTAGTTCCCTGCGTAGATGTTAAACCGCTGCCGCGAAGCGATAAGGCTGTACGGTATGGACATGATGTCATCTGGGTTGTTGATACGTTTTATGTTACGCTTCGACGACATAGCAATGCGGCGAACCTGTGCCGATGGTTCCTCGCCAAACTCAGGTGCTAATTCGCACGCCAAGTTATAACGGAACGCACGCAGATAGCCGGGCGGGAAATGCAGTACTGTCGCCAGCGTTGCAGGCTGAGTTAGTTCCTCAACAGAAATAAAATGCCATTCTAGATTGCGCGTCGGACGCGGATAGATGTACATCTCAATGTCGGGGAACGTCATGTTGATGAAGATGACTTGCGGGTATGTCGATGTGACGGTCTTGACCGCGATACCGTTATACTGCTGCTGGTTGATGAATTTGATGCCGTAGCTGACGCCAGTGCCGGGGTCTTTGAAATAGGTGCTGTCATCAAGCAGCACTGGGCGGTTGCCGACAAAGTTGCCTGTTGGCCCCAGCGTGCGCGAAAGCTGACCTGACGGCCATGTAAACACTTGGTCTTGCGTCGAGTAGACCGCGAGGCGCTCAGTGTTCCAGCTATCAATCATCTGGTTCATGGCGCGCAGTGCGTCCTGCGACGTTTCAGCCGATGGGACTTCACCTTCTGCTAGAACACCTAGCAGTCTAAGCGAACCATTAATTATGTCACCAGCAGTTGCCATTGATTAGTCTTCCTGCGCTTTGCGGCGGCTTTTGGCTACCGGCATTTCGTTGATTGACGCCTTTACAGGCACGTCAGGATTATAGCGTTCCCAGCCGAAATCTTCATCATAAATCGCTTCTTCTTCTGAAATAGCGACTTTTGCCCCGTGGACATCGTGAACAAGATAGATAACAGCCATAAAAAACCTTTAAAAATGGACGGCCCGAAAGCCGCCCAAATTAATTAAACGCAGTGGATGATTGCGAAGTTAATCACTACTGCTTCTGACAGCGTACCGCCAGAAATGTTGCGTAGGCTGATGCTGACAGAGCCAGCAGCCAAACCGTTTGCAAACACGTTGTACGATCCAGCGGTCGCTTGACCGCCAGAGATAGTAAGAATAACAGTGTCATTTGCAGAAATGAAGCTGTTGTTCAGCGTGAACGTAGCGTTAGTGGCAGTAGTCAAAGACGCGTTGTTCATAGTGATACGGCCAGCAGGCTTGTTCAGCGTAACGGCAGTTGACTTATCTGTCGCCTGCGTGACTGTACCTTGTGCTGCGGCGGTGTAGCCGAGTTGCTCGTCAGCCAAGAGATATTGTGCGCCAATAATATCTTGGTCTAGGAAAGCAACGCCAATAGATTTTGTATTAGCCATTGATTTTCTCCTGAAAAGGATGCCCCGACCGTAGCCGGGGCAAACCTATTAGCCAGCGATACGGTACAGGTTGTACGTAGCTTCGCCGGTCTTGACAGCGCGGAACAATACGCTGCGCGATGCAACGCCTGTACCAACGCCAACCAACGTCCAGCCAGTGCCTACTACGATAGTAGGAACGCCAGTGCTGGTAGCAATCAAAGAAAACTCAAACGATGAGTTAACTTTGGCGCTGCTGATGTCAGCGTTAACAACGGTGACTGCAGGAAGCGTAAGGTCAGCAGTAGACGACGAAGTGTAGACAACTGCGCCACCAGCCAAATCGGCAGTGGTCAGTGTAGCGGCTGCGGTGTACGCGGTAGGGATTGCGGATACGCCCAGCGTGACTTCGCCGAGGTTGCCGTCGCCAACTTGATAACCGCCGGCGCCATTAGGTAGAATAGCCATATTATAAATCCTTTAAA